CCGTATCCCCTCCACCTGGCCGAAGCCAGAACCGCGGCTATGCCGCGGCTACCCACCTAAGCTTGATGTTGACGGTCTTAGGACGTCCAGCACGTTCTAGGTGATTCCTGTCAGCGAATGGCTGTTCGCCGCGTTTAAGAAACCACTTAAGCAAGGCATCCGAACCCTCCAAGAAACTTGGAGGAGGACGGGCATCCACAACATAAGCCCTAACAAGGGGCTTATGAAGGAATTGACACTCCTTTTCGGTATCAAAACCAAGAAAGGAGTGCCTGCCTAGCGCGGGAGACGATGGATCAACACATGGAAAAGGTATTATCCTTTTCAATGCAGTGTCCATCTTCCCAGCAGTTTCCCATAGGCCAGCGTAATATAACTGGTTTCTAAGAGAAACAGCGGAGATAATCTCCTGAACGTGCCTCCGTTGCGTGGGGAGCATTCGGCGACAGCGGACAATAGATACGTCCACTCCGTCATAATACTCCTTACCACAGCTCTCTCTGAACTTCCCAGTCCAGAAAGATTTCTCGACGTTTACCACAAACCCAAAAGTTTGTAGCTTGTCGACAACGGAACGCACATATTCTACGGGAACGATAATATCGTCACCGTAGACGCGCACCTTACCCACGAGGGACAACAAGTCCCTCCTGGTAAGCGGACGTTTAAGCTCATCTTGAATTCCTAAGAGGATAGTGGTCAAAAAGACCACAGCCTCAATAGGAAAACATAGAGCTGAACCCATAGATGCGAACTTGGAAAGGCGTAAAACACCTTTTCCAGGAACGTCAGCCTTACGTGACCTAGTAGCATCAAGACCCTCAAACAAATGGGGGAACTGATGAGACATAGCCCGCACAAGCTGATTGGAAACACGGTCGGAAGCTTCGCTCAGATCGAGAGAAGCAAGATCTCCGTTAAGAGATCCTTGACGAGCAAGATCCTGATTAGGACCTTGATCATCAAAACCGATGAGCTTTGAAAGGATGTTATCTCTTTCAATAGCTCTCACGAGTGATTCCAGAATCCCCTGCTGTGTATATTGCATACACGTAGGTTCAACTGCAATAACTCGAGGTGTTTTCAACGTTTTAGGCACAAGAATGACCTTGACAGGCCGTTCTTCACCGGGTTCGAGGAGATGCACAGGAGAGGTACCGAAGTACCTCCAACTGGGGTATAAGAATTCCCCATGTGGGAATAAATATTCCAGTCGCTCAGTCCACTCAGACTGATGAAACTTGCCGTTTCCGATAAGTTTATCAGCAGTGGTACCGGGTCCATGCTTAGGGAGTATGCGATCATAGTAGATATCTTCATCTACTTGTTGAAACACATTTCCAAAAGCAAAGAGGGCAACTTGACTCCATGCCGCCAAAAGCGGTGCGGAGGAGCTGTCCTTCAAACGCACATCCTCTTCACACTTAACGTACTTGGCTATAGCTGCCTTATTCCTCGTATCACTACAAGGAAGTTTTACTTTACTGAAAAGCAGAGTAATCTGCCTCAGTGAGTAAATGGCCTCTATATCAGGTACGTCAAGTAAACGTCCACTTAACCGATCGAACACACGATCGAGAAAACCTCCGAGAAATCGGGGGAGCTCTCCACTCTTCGCATAACCAGCAAAGAGTGATGGATCTACCTTAGAATTGCTCAGACCTTTTTGGAGATCTTCGCAAAACTTTGGTAAGGATATCGTTAAAAACGACATCCCTTCGTGTTCGTATCGTCTCGTGATGGTTTTCCAGTCACGAGTGGTGCTAGTGCAACATCTGGTTCCCAATTCATTGAGAACCGACTGTAGCAGGGATATATGGCTTTTCATCACGCCCTCCCTTCAATAGGAGGTAGGTGAATCCATCGCCCTATTCCCGATCAACCTCACTATGCCTGCCGCAATTAATCTTAAGCGACACGCTATGTGAGATTACTCCTCGTGTGTCCGTTAACGTGATGTTAACGTGCGCAGATCTCGCTGTGCTAGTAAGCCAAGTGATCAAAAAGATCAATACGGCAAAACTGGCCATCGCAAGAACAAGGAGTTCGCCTATACTAACTTTCGCCACCAATGATCTTGGTGACGTTTGCGCCTGAAGAAACCGTCAGGAAACTCGTCAAAGAATCGACGAGCAACTTGACTTCTGCGTTCGTAAAGCCGAACAACGGCACGTCCATCACGATGTAAGAACTCATCGAGTATGGGCGGTTCGTTGCAGGCTGAAGCGGATCCGCAGCAACTTTCGACAGGTCAACACGGGCGGTGTGACGAACGCGCTTTGCAACCGCGTGCTGCACACTAAGTCCGTAAGTCTGGTCAGCAGTCTTAAAGGCTCCTGACGAGGGTCCGGACGAAACTCGCGGAAGCGAGACGGCCGTGCTGTTATAGGCGATAACAATTGGATCGGGGAAAGACATAGAGCAATCGCTCCTACAGTTGACGGCATATCACATCTGTGATACGCCGTGGGAGCCTGTACAGAGAAGTCTATACAGGTAATGCGTTTAACGCCTGCGACCTCGGGTTAACCCGAGCGCAGCAATAATGGCCTGCTGCCTCGACGAGAAATCCAAGTCGGGGTTCAGACCAAATCCGAACGGAGTTGCCGCGAGCCGCTTCTTTACCCTAGTGGTAAAGGATTGCTCGAACTTAAAGGGACCCGAATACAATCCTGGAAAACCAGGATAATAAGTATTCGAGAATGTTACACCCTCTAAGTGATACTTATGCGTAATGGATTTTTCTTCCATAACATAAGCATACGGCATAACCAGGCCATCATGGGCAAAGGCGGCGATGTTATGTAACACATCACCGGTATTCCCTACCCAATCAGCGGCCCAGCTCCAGGGTGTCAGATTCCAGACAACTTCGGGTGTTAACCTGGTACCAAAAAGCTTGTTAGCTTTCTGAGACCACACTTTACCTAACAACGAGTGGGATTTCTCCGGCTCGAGGTAGTAAGTGAAAGCGCCTGAAAACCACCTCTTTACAGTGGTGGTCGTTGTTTTCGTCATGACACCAGGATGTACGTTAACGCCAATCCAAAAGTATAGACTTGGCGCAGGGCCAGCGGTCCAATGTTCTGTGCTGACGGAAACGTCATCTGTCATTGTCATCTTTCGCTTGACTACTTTTCCAGAATTCCGCTCATACTGTCGCAGGATTTCGTCCTGCTTAGTGACAGCTTTTGCGAACTTCTTCAGATCACTGACGAGAGGCTTCCAGCCGAAATTATAGTTCAGATAATCGCCACCTGCTGATTTAGCAGAGCGAGTCCGACTATGAAACGACTCGACGCCAAGCTTAGGAAGACCTTCCCTAAGCTCGCCAATGAACGTAGCCAAGTCTGCTACCGGATTCGTAGGAATCGATCTGGCAATTGCCGTAGTTCCAACACCCGACAAATTAATGTCGTTAGTGGAGGAGAGCTCCGGCCAAATGCCAGAAAGAGGACCTACGTCGTTGGAGACAGCAGCTAGCTTCCCCTGCCACAAGGATCCAAATGAGCCGAAAATAACCGGCCACATTGATAGATCAAGTGGATCAGCGGATGGAGCATAAGTGTTCTCTTCTATTGGTTGAGAATACTCATGACTCTTCAGTTGAAAGTCTCCACCATTATCCGGGCCACCAGGATTTAAATCCTTGTAACGGTGGCCCTCGGTGCGCATCAAATGATTGCGCCCCGAGATATAAGCTGTCCCGCGATATGAGGAACCGCCAACGTCTTCCCTAAAAGGATGGGGAGATCGAAGCCAGTCCGCATAGCGGGGCAAAGATGACATAAGGACTCCACTCGGTGTGGGGAAGTATAACTATGTAGCGGGATACATTGCTACATAGCCAGGTGTTGTACACTAAGTGCACTGGGAGCTCCCTTAAA